GTTTCCTTATTGAGCCCGCGGTTATCGGGTTTGAGCAAACCGAGGCAAAACGAGCCGAATTGATTGCCGGCGGTTAGCGCCTGGTCGACGGCGTTGCGATCGCCTTTAACCTCGATGGAGGAAATCATGAGTCTCACCGGCGCCTTGCTCGGCCTAATCAATATCGCGATCTATGTCGCGATCCTGGTCCTCATCGGCCTGGTTATTGTTTGGTTTGCAAGCTGGCTCGGCTTTCCGATCCCGGCGCAAATTCAAAAGGTCTATATGATTATCGTCGCGCTGATCGCGCTTTACATGATTGTTGCGCTCTTGCTCGGCTTGCCGGTGCCGGGACCGATCCGCTTGGGCGCCTTGAGCGAATTGAGGGCGTGAGCCATGACCGCGGCCGTCCCGACAAAATTAAAGCTCTTGCGCGGCAACCCGGCGCATAGGCCGATCAAGCGCGAGCCCGAGCCGATCGCGCTCGCGCGCGTCCCTGATCCGCCCGATTATCTCGACGACGACGCCGCGGGCGAGTGGCGTCGCGTCGCGCCCGAGCTCCATAGGTTAGGGCTCTTGACGCTCGTCGATACGCAATCGCTCGCGACCTATTGCCAGGCTTACGGGCGTTGGCTTGCCGCCGAGCGCGGAATCGCGGCAATGGCCGAGAACGATCACAAATTTTCCGGCCTGGTCGCGCGTAATGAGAAAGGCAATTTGATCCCGAACCCGCTTGTGATCGTCTCGCGCGAGGCGGCGCGCGACATGGTCAAATTTGCCGTTCAACTCGGCATGACGCCGCTTGCGCGCATGAAGCTCGCGAGCGACACGGCCAAACCGCCCGGCAAGTTTAACGGGCTCGTCGCAAGCTAGATCATGCTCGGCAAGGTTTCGCGTACCGCGGCCGGCAAAGCGCGCGCGGCTAAGGTAATTGCGTTCATTGAAAAATTGACGGTCCCGAGCGGCAAAGGACAAGGCAAGCCGTTCAAGCTGCAAGCCTGGCAAAAAAAGTTTATCCGCGACATTTACGAGCCGAGCTTGCCGGATGGCCGCCGCGTCGTACGGCGTGCGATCCTGTCAATGGCGCGCAAGAACGGCAAAACGGCGTTAATCGCGTGCATCGCGCTCGCGCACCTGGTCGGACCCGAGCGCATACCGAACGGCGAGATTTATTCGGCCGCCAACGATCGCGACCAGGCCGGTATAATCTTTAAGTTTGCAAAGCAAATCGTCGAGGCCGAGCCCGAGCTCTTGCTTGAGGTCGATATCGTGCCGTCGACGAAAACCATGATCGGGCGCTCGACCGGCTCGATCTATCGCGCGGTTAGTTCCGAGGCCGGCACGAAACACGGTTTCTTGCCGAGCCTGGTTATTTACGACGAGCTCGCGCAAGCCAAAAACCGCGACCTTTACGACGTCCTTGATACCTCGTTTGGCGCCTGTGCCGAGCCGTTGTTTATTACGCTATCGACCCAATCCAACGATCCCGAGCATATCCTTTCGCAATTGATCGACGACGGGCTTAGCGGCGTCGACCCGACCATCGTTTGCCAATTGCACGCGGCGGCCGAGAATTGCGAGCTCACCGATCGGCGGCAATGGAAAAAGGCCAACCCGGCGCTCGGGCTTTTCCGCGACGCCGACGACCTGGCCGCCGCGGTCACCAAGGCGACGCGGATGCCGGCCGAGGAGCCCAAGGTCCGCAACCTTTTGCTCAATCAACGAGTCTCGCCGGCCTCGATCCTGATAAGCCGGGCGGAATGGATGGCTTGCGCCGGCGAGGTCGCTTTCACGCCAGGGGAGACGGTTTATCTTGCGTTGGACCTTTCCAATACGCTCGACTTGTCGGCTTTGCTCATGGGCTCGGCGGATGACGTCGCGCGCGTTCAACCGTTCTTTTGGAAACCCGCCGAGCCGCTCGCCGAGCAAAGTTTCCGGGATTTCGGATCGGGCAACCTCCGCTATGTCCAATGGGCCGACGCCGGCCATATCGAAACGACGGCCGGGCGCTCGATCGACAAAGCCGCGATCGCCAAAAGGATCGCCGAATTAACCGGGCGCTATAACGTGCGCGCGCTCGCGTACGATCGTTGGCGGATCGAGGATTTGTTGCGCGAATTTGACGCGATCGGTTTCAAAGCCTGGAAATCCGAGGCCGAGCTCGACGACGGCAAGCCCAAGAAGGAATTGCCGCGCGACGGCTTGCGCCTGGTCCCCTGGGGCCAGGGGTTCAAGGACATGGCGCCGGCGATCGACGCGCTCGAGTCCGCAGTCGTCGACCGCAAATTGATCCATCCAAATAACCCGTGCCTCAATTGGAATATGGCGAACGCGATCGCGGTCATGGACCCGGCCGGCGGCCGCAAGCTCGACAAGGACAAGAGCCGATTCCGTATCGACGGCGCCGTTGCGCTCGCGATGCTTATGGGCTTGCGCGCGCGCAACCGGCTCCGACAGGTCGTTGATTTTGCCACTCTCATCGGATGAAAGGACAAGCCTATGCCGTTTGAAATTATCGACGGGCCGACCATCGCACGCGGGGAATCGTTGTCCGACGGCGTCGATTGCTCGGCCGGTCAAATCGTGCGGATCACCGTCCCGCAAGAGTTCACCGACGCAAATTTGACGTTCCAGGTTTCCAGCAATGGCGACCTCTATAACGACCTGTACGACGACGCCGGCGAGGAGATCACGATTACGGCGACGCCCGATACGACGATTTTCGTTGAGGGGTTTTGGGTCCGCGCGGTCGGCTTCCTCAAGCTCCGCTCGGGAACGCGCGCGCATCCGATCGAGCAACGCGAGGATTGCAAATTCGCCATTGCGATCAAAACCGACGCCGGCGGCGCGGCCGCCGATTCCGCTCGCCGAGGATGATCCCGACGACGCGCACCGGGACCGCCCTCCTAGGTGCGGCGATCGTGCTCGCGATCGTCCTCGGCGTTTACTTTTCCGGTTACGGAAATTGTTGCTAACCCCATGAAAGGCTAACGAAATGAAAAAGCTTTTATTGTCGCTCGCGTTTGCGGCCGCGTTGACCGTGCCGGCGCAAGCCGATCAATTTGATTACGGCAGTTTCGGCCAGGTCAACGGGCAAAACATCACCATAACGTCGCCCACAAGTATCGGCGTAAGCGCCGGCATGATCGTGCTCAACGGCACCGGGCCGAACGCCGGCCAAACGCTCGACGCATGGTGCGTTGATTTGTTCGATCACCTCCAATCGAACGCGATTTACAATATCGTTCCGTTGACGACCGCGGGCGTCGGCTTTCCCAATCCGATTTTAACCAACCAACAAATTGCCGAGCTCGGATCGCTCATGATCCACGGCACCACAAGCACGCTCGGCAATACGTTCGGCCTTGACGGCTCGGCCGCGTTCCAACTCGCGATTTGGAACGTCGAATATCAGGGGAGCTTGCTCGATAACGCATCCGGCGCGCTCGCGACCTTAGTCGCGGCGCTCGTCGCCAACGTGCAACCGGGCGGCCTTTGGGATTGCCCGACTTGCTCGGTCGAATTGCTCGACGCGCCGGCGCAAAATCAAATCCTGGCGTTTGGCGTCGATACGACACCGTTGCCAGGCGCCGCATGGTTGTTTGCCGGCGGCCTCGGCTTGCTCGGCGCGTTCGCCCGAAAAGGCCGGCATACCGCCTAATGGTATAGCGGGCGCCGAACCGCTCGCTATCCGTCGCGTCGCGAGTGCTTTGCTCCCTTAGCATTGCGCCACAACTCACGGCGCGACGGTCAATCAAATGGAGCGCGACAACCATGCCCGACATTGATCCGCCGGACGCCGACGAAACCTATCTCGACTTTATGGATCGTTGCACCGACGACAACGACGAGGATTCTTGTCAAGCGGTTTGGGACGACGCCCAGGACGAAAAGAGCGGCGCCCGCATTGTCCATAAGACGATCGCCTCGAAAGCCGACGGGCTTGATTTTGTCCTGTCCGACGAGACGCCCGACCGCATGGGCGAGATTATCGCCGCCGACGGTTGGCAATTGGAGAATTTCAAGAAAAATCCGATCGCGCTTTTCGGTCACCGCGGCGATTTCCCGATCGGCAAATGGAAAGACTTGCATGCCGAAAAAGGCGCCTTGCGCGGCAACCTTGAGCTCGCGCCGGCCGGCACAAGCGCGCGGATCGACGAGCTCCGCAATCTAATTGAGGCCGGCATCCTCAAGGCCGTATCGGTCGGCTTTATCCCGATCGAAAAGAAAACGATCGACGCGCGCGCCGACGAGTTTTTCGGCCCGTTCAAGTATCTCAAGCAAGAGCTCGTCGAGTGTTCGCTCGTTAGCGTCCCGGCTAACCCGAACGCGCTCGCCGTCGCTAAGTCTCTGAAAGTCTCCGACGATACGTTGCGGATGGTGTTTGCCAAG